TGACGGAAAGTGAGTATGCACAAGGCCTGAGAGCGCTGTCTGTTCTTGAGAACCAATCGATGATGTCGATGAGCGATTGCGGTCAGGGTGGTGTAGCGCAGCGAGTACCAAAAGAGTATCTCGCTGCGCTGTCTGCGCTGCGCCGGAAGGGGATGTTGACCGGCTCTGACTTGGGAAACATGATTGGCGTGTCTCAGGAGCGTGGGAAGTTCCTTCTCGGGTATCTTGAGAGGAAGCAACTAGCCAGATCGGAGTACCACGATGCAGGGCGAGTACGAATTTTCTTTTACAGACCAACAAATGACGAACTCTGAGTTCCTGAAATACATGGAGATCATCGGTTCGTTATCACCGCTGCGCATGAGCCCTGATCAGCTCAAGACTTTGCTCAGCGTATTGATACGAAACTACGGGGGCGAGGAAGACTTCGATGTGCTCGCCCTCGACGCAGCCACGATGGCCCTCGAGGCCGAGTCAATACATCAACTTAACTTGGCCGTAGGGCCAGAAGACGGAGTACACTAATGACTTACGACGAAGCGATGCGCGTGCTGAATGGCGCGATTTATGACGCGATACGCTCCGGCAACCGCGAAGGCAAAAAGGTCTCCGACCTGCTGGAAATGGCGGCCGATATAGACCACATCATCGACCACGGCTGCACCCGGGATGAACTCAAGGTCCGCAAGATTGCCGAGGGAGCAGTCAAGCAGGCGGGGTGGACAGCATGAGACACTTCATCGAAGATCTGCTTGGCGCAATCTGTGTGATGGCGCTGCCGTTTATGCTCCTGTTCATCGCCTACGGATGGGGGTTCTGATGGCTTCTTGGCTCTACCCGCCCGCATTCGAGGAAACATTCCGCTGCGATTATTGCGAGTGTGATTTCTCGGAGGATGACCTGACTGAATACGAACGCAACAAGTGGGCTTGCGACCAGTGCGCCCGCGCCAATGACGAAGAAGCCGCCGCTATGCAGGAGATGGCGGAGGACGACAAAGCACATGCAATGATGGAGAGGAATGCAGGGCTATGACTGACCCTTGGCTAACGCGAACAAGATGGGGATGCCTTCAGGCATTTAAGCGCCAGCCGCGCTTGATGGAGCAGGCATTTCTGGCGAAGGAACTCATCACGATGAACCGACGCGGCGAGTGGAAGTTTCCAGCATCTGGCGCGACGATGGACAGCCTTCGCGATGCGGGATGGGTCCAGCAAGTCATCATTGGACCTGAGAATGGTTTGGGTTTCCGCCTCGGCGGGCCTGTCCGAATGTGGCAGATAACCGAGGCAGGGCGAAGGGCGGTTGAAAGCTGCCCAGACATTTTCCCCGGCGATCCGGTATATGGAAAGAAAAAGAAATGAAACTCTGGACGGTTTTGATCGCCCTATACGGCGAGGTCGAGAGCCGTACTCTGTTTCCGAGCGAGGCAGAGTGCGGCGCAGCCCTGCAACCGATGCAAGCCATCCTTGAGGCGTCCTATGACGATGTCGCAGTTCTCTGTGTGCACTCAACGCTTCTGAGCGCCTCGCCGCGCCCTGTGGCCCGTCCAGAGGGGTTGGGGAGATGAGTGAAGCAAAGTATACGCCGGGACCGTGGTTTTACGTTGAGGCCGCCGACCAAGGGGAGTTTTTTGGTTGCGGCGTTTCTGAAACAGCAGACGGACCGGGCTTTATTTGGTTTGACGACGCAATAAATCCCGAAAAGGATATTGCCAACGTCCGCCTGATAGCCGCCGCACCTGACCTTCTCGAAGCGTTGGAGGAATTGGCAGACCTGTTTGATGCGATGGTTTCTGGTGAATACCGACCTGACAGCTTCACAACGCGACCCGCCCGCACCGCAATAGCCAAAGCCAAAGGTGAAACATGACCTTACCCGAAAACAGAAAACCTTTGCTCTGGAAAGACATGCCGTTTGCTGACCGACCCAAAGCCCACCCGTCAACTGAGCGGTTAGAGATTGAAAAACTGAAAGAGGAAATTCGTACCTTAACCACGTCAGGTATTGTCGAAGTTGCTGCACGAAACCCGAGCGTAATGGAATACATGCGACATTGGGAAAGCCGTACTGAGAAAGCAGAGGCGCGGGTGGCTGAGTTGGAAAGTATTGTTCTGGATTATCGCCACGTACTTAACTCAGCAAAAACAGGGCGTGATCTGTATCGCGGAATGTATGTGGCGAAAGAATACCACTTCACACGCGATCAAATAGACGCGGCGTTGAGCAAAATAAACGCCGCACTGAAAGGGAAAGACGATGGATGATCTGGTGAAGCGGCTGCGCGAGCACATCGCGGTGGTCATTGATAATAAGGGTCATGTTTTTGAGGACGAACATCTCTGCGATATAGCAGCCGACCGCATCGAAGCCCTAGAGGCCCGTGTGAAGGCGGCAGATGCGCTGGCTGATGCTTTGTCTTTCTATGGCGATTATATACCTAAGAAAGCAGTTAGATGCTAAGCAAATCTGGAAATAATCCTGACAACACTCTTCGCGACATCAACGAATTGGTAGAGCGTTGGAACCGTAAGCATAGTGCCACTATTGGTTCGCCCTTGAAAGCATATATCGACGGGGACGTTGATCTCCTGTTTGAGTATGCCGTTTCGCGGGACGCGATTTATCAACCATTCGTGCAATGTGAACGGCTTGATGTCCCACGCAACATCCCGTCCATTATTGGACATGGTCAATTGGCCAGAAATTCCTCGGGGGAAGTCGGGGACTTGCTGACGCATTTTCTCAGCGGAGAAGCTAACGTAGTATGCTGTAGGAATAAGATGAGCATGTTTGTCAGGAACATCGAGCGCATGCATGAAATACAATACCTCGTTCCCTCCAGACTCTTCGTGGGGTTTGAGGCTAAGAATGGCTGCCAAAAACTCTGGACTGACCTTGTGGGCGAGTCTGTTTTTTCGGGCTTCCTCAAGGCGACTGGCGGTTTCCGAAAATGGAAACTGAACGTCCCTTCGCTCTCGGTCAGTCGTGGCGACCCTCCTGACGACAGCGCCGTAAGCGTGGTCAAGTGCGGATCGCAAGTTGTGAATGGCGTCCCCGCTGCGGACCGAAAGAGCGTCCACAACGGCTTGGTCTTTTTCAGCCATTGTGGCGCGCCTTCCGGCCTTGGCATCTGTTTCGACAATATAACGGAAGGGTCGTTTTTCCTTGAGAACTTCGTTAATGTCAGTGATGTGTTCAGAGGCCCTATCAATCTTGAGGCGCGCAGACTTGAATAAATCATTTGAAGACACGGTGAAGAACCTCTTGGGAATGAAGCCGAAGCCGCCGACCGCATAGAAGCCCTCGAAGCCCGTGTAGCGGGTGCGGATAAGTTGCTGGAGGCGTTGCAATTGACCCATGCCGCACTGTCCGGGGCAAACATGAACATGAAGGTAGTGGAGAGCAAAGCCCGTGCCATCATCGCCGCCGCATTGGCCGCGCAAGTTGAAAGGATAAAGGGCGGCAGTTAACTGCTGCCCTCCTTGGATTCAATCGTATCAGCCGCCAAATCAAGACAAGCCTCTAAGTCCTCGCGCTCCCATTTTTCTGTAGCGTAGCCATGCCCATTGAGACAGGTCGCGTGATCCTCAACCATTCGAGCGGCATGTGCTCGCAGTCGATCAACCAGCGGTGCGGTGACTGGTAAAATTTTTGTCCTAGCCATCAGTCGCCCTCCTTCGGTTTCTTCGTTCCATCGCGCGGCCCGCACCACCCGAGGCAATTACTGACAGGCCGCGTCGATCTGCCGAATGAGATACGCGCCTGTAATCACTGATCTATCGCCACCGTCTTCTGCAAGCGCGGCTGCATGTGCCGTGCGGCTGGCGGCTGTCGCATCGCAGATCGCGTTACCGCTGACCACGCTCGTGCAAGAAGCGCCTAGCAGCATCAGGGTCATTGCCAAGGTCAACCTCGTCCATGCGCTTGCGCGTGTCTGCATAGCCCTCATCCTTCGCCTTGCTCTTGCCGTTCCAGTATGCCGCGAACAGCGCCACGATGAACGCGCCAGCCGCTGCCAGCGCTAGCTTGAGCCTACCGATCACCTTGGCCCCACTTGCGCAACCGCTCACGCACAATCCAGAGCAGGAACAGGCCCGCCAGAGAAGCCGCGCCAAGGAGGATGTATTGCGCCACGGGATCGAGGCTGCCCAGAACCGTTGCAACGCCCCCAGCGCCCGCCGTAGCGGCTCCTGCGGCTGCCCGTAGGGTTGTGGATTGGGTTTTGCTCGCTCGCTCCATACGACGAACAGACAGTACCCGGTCGATGCTGTAGCCGCTGACGTTCACCATGTCCCGCTGGTTGCCCCCGAGCAGGTAGACGTTGCCGTCGGCCTGTCGGTCATAGAAGCCAACATGGCCCTGCCAACTTGTCGGAGAGCCGCGCCAGAGGATAATCACGTCGCCGGGTTGGGCCTTGCTCAGATCAACGGGCTTGCCCCAGTCGAGATAGCTGCGAGCCGTCAGCTTACCGGTGTGCGGCAGTCCGCACCGCTTGAGCATGGCCCCCACGAAAGCTGCGCACCATGCCGTCTCATCGGTCATGGACGGGTAACCCACATCGTCAAAGTAGGCGTCAACGCGCGGGTTCGATCCTTCGGCCCATTCATACGTGCCGATCTCAAGCCGTGCTATATCGTAGACTTTCCGCATATCAAGCCCCCAGACTTGTTTGCTACTAACATCCAATGTATAACCCAATTTAACATATCGGACGGAGTTGGACCA